GTGCTCACGATCGACCAGAAAAAGTCGTTCTATTGGGCCGAGAAGACGATCGACAAGTGGGCTTCCTACATCAAGGACCCGCACTCGACCGTCGTCGCGCAGAAGGCAAATGAGCGCATCAAGAACATCATGACGTTCTTGCTCGCGTTCTGGGGCGACGTAGGCTCCGGCAACTGGCTCGGCGTCTCGTACACCACGGGAACCGTCACCGTTGACGTGACCACCGGCGCTGTCACCGGCTCCGGCACCACGTTCACCTCCGGCATGGTCGGCAAGCCTTTCAAGGCTGCCGGTCACTCGGTCTGGTACCGCGTGAAGACGTTCACTTCGACCACGGCAATCGTGATCGAGGACGACTCCGACGACGAGACCTCCGCCTACACGGGCGGCGCGATCGGCGCCGGCGCGACCTACGAGATCCAGGCGAACACGGTCCGGACCATCGACAACGGTGGGTCCAACGACTCGTTCCTGACCATGGTCTTGAAACTCAAGAACATGCTCGACGAGGCCGAGGTACCCGACGAGGACCGCGTCCTCTTCATTCCTCCGGTGGCTCAGATCACCGCGATGAAAGACTCCGGCATCAAGCTCAGCGTTCCCGCCGCGTACCAGGAGCTCGTCAAGCAAGGCATGATCGCCGAGCTTGTCGGCTTCAAGGTATTCGTGTCGAACCGCGTTGCCGGCGACAACACCAACGGCTTCCACGTCGTGGCCGCTCACAAGAGCTGGCTCACGTTCGCGGACAAGACCCTCGAATCCGGCATGGAGGAGGACCTGATCGGTAACTTCGGTTCCGCTTTCAAGGACCTCTTCGTATACGGCGCGAAGGTCGCCGATGGCCGCCGCAAGTTCGCAGCCCACGCGTTCGTCAAGTTCGCTTAGGCCGCGCTTCGCGTGCTCCCTCTGGCTCTTCGGAGCCAGGGATGAGCACACGAAAGGTCGGCAACAGAAACCAACCTCTCAACTCATGGCCCGAACCAAATCCATTGTTTTCCCGAACACGCTCTCGGAGTTCAGCGCCCTCTTCGACAAGCTCCAGCGCGTCGTCACGGCGCAGCTCCTGAACACGGGCGCTCTCGCGATCGGAACCGCGAAAGCGAAGGTTCTCATCGCGAACACCATCTACGCCCTCATCGAAGGCGTCCTGGTGAAGAAGACCACCGCCGAGATCGTGCTCTCCGGCACCGTCACGAACGCGAAGTTCAACGTGTACGTCCTCAGCATCAACGCCGCCGGCACCGTAGCCGCGCAGATGGGCACGGAGGCCGCCACCATCGGCGGCGTCACCTTCCCCACGATCGCTGACGGCAGCGCCGTCATCGGCTTCGTTATCGTGAACCCGACCGGCACCGGCAACTTCGTCGGAGGCACGACCGAGCTCGATGATGCGACCGTTGCCCCGAACGCCGTCTACGTGAACACCCCGTACCCGTTCCTTCCCGGCTTGCAGACGCTCTAGCCCCTCAACCCTGCTCCCACAGGGTCAGGGCTTGGGGGAGTAGCCCCCACATTCACCAACATCCAATCTCATGTACACCATCACAATCACCGGCACCACGCGCGAACGCGTCGTGGACTCCGGAGAGGAGCAGCTCGTGGTCGCCGCGGCGATCAAGAAGGACGGCCGCGTGGTTGACCTCCGCAATCTCGGCTTCCCGCTCGACAAGAGCGAAGACGAGATCCGCGAAGAGCTCGCGAAGGTCCTCGCGGCCTACGTCCGCGACCAGGAGATAGCAACACAAACCCAAAGGTCGGAAGAACTGAATGCCAATGCCGACGAGCTGAAAGAAAAGCTCGAAGGCATGTCGATCGAACATGCATCAGAACAAAAGAGCTGAAGCGAAGGTTCCGGTCGCGCTGAACGTCGAGTACCAGCTCCGCGACAAGAATGGCAACGCGAAGCCGCTCTTCCATGAGAACGCGCTCTGCCGGTTTCTGATCGAACGCGGCACGCTGTCGCCGCTCTGGATCAACGGCCGCTTCGCGAAAGTCCTCTCGCCCTTCCTCGGCGTCTGGTCCACCGCGCCGCTTAACCTCGCGAACCTCGTCACGAGCGCAGGGAAGGCGGGCATCGCGTCTCGCATCAACGGCTCCGGCGGTGAGGCCGCGTTCACCTACATCGCTGTAGGCACCGGCACGAACGCCGCGGCGGCCGGCGATACCGCGCTCCAGACCGAGATCACCGACTCCGGTCTGGCGCGCGCGAACGCGACCGCCTCGCGTACCACGACCACGGTCACGAACGACACCGCGCAGCTCGTCCAGACCTTCACCGTAACCGGCACGAAGGCCGTGACCGAGTCCGGCGTGCTGAATGCCGGCGCGAGCGGAACGCTCCTCGCCCGCCAGGTCTTCTCGGCGATCAACGTCGTGAACGGCGACTCGCTGCAGATCACCTGGAAGTTCTCGAATTAGTCGCCCTCTCCCCCTGAGCCTTCCGGCTCAGGGATGAGCGGGAGAACCGCTCGCATCACATGGCTAAAGTCTTCCAAGTCGATACGGGCGGGACGCTCCTCACAGGCTTAGAGGCGTACTACAAGCTCGCCGACGTCAACGACTATCAGGGCTCGGCGAACATGACGAACAACGGCGTCGCCACGTTCGCGGCGGGCAAGGTGGGGAACGGCGTAAACCTTGTCAGAGCATCGAGCCAGTTCCTCAGCGTCGTGAACAAGCTGAATTACACGGGCGGTGCCTACACCATCGCAGGCTGGTTCAAACCTGCGAGCCAACCCTCCTCCGGACAGTTCTACTCGCTCTTTGCCGTGTTCGAAGCGGCGACCGATACCGGCCTCTCGATCGCATACCACAACGACGGCGGCACCATGAAGGTGCAGGGCGTCCGCACGCGCCACAACATCGTGGATTCGGGACCCGACACCGCGCAGACGCTCACCACGGGCACTTGGTACCAAGTCGTCATCACCTACGATGCGACAAACGTCCGCACCTACGTGAACGGCTCGCTTCTCGGCGGGCCGACGGCTGCGAGCGGCAACGGGAACGCAGGAACGAGCGACGGCGCCTACATCGGCAACTTCTTCGCCGAAGTCAGCAGCTTCTACGCGAACGGCATGCTCGACGAGGTGGGCTTCTGGAGCAAAGCGCTCTCGGCGCAAGAGATCACGGACCTCTACAACGGCGGTGCCGGGCAAACCATGATCCAAGGCGCCACGCTCTCCGAGTCGATCTCGATCACCGAGAGCTTTCTGAAACTCCCGGCGCGCGCCTTCTCCGAGGCGATCTCCGTGAGCGACATTCTCGCGAAGCTCCCCGGGCGCATCCTCACGCAATCGATCACAGTCGCCGATTCGATTCTCCGCGTCCTCCAGCGCGCCCTCAGCGAGTCGGAAGCGGTCTCCGATTCGATAACGAAGCTCCGCATCGTGCCGTACCTCGGCGCGGAAAGCCTCACCGTCTCCGATTCGCTCGTGAAGCAGACCGGCCGGCCGCTCACCGAGAGCATCACGATCACCGAGGTCTTTCAGCGCGTCATGAGCCGCGTCTTCGGCGAGGCGTTTTCCATCACCGACCTTTTCAGCCGCATCCAAGGCCGCTTGCTGACCGAGACGATCACGATCGTGGAGAGCATCCGGCGCTTCCTCAACAACCTCGACGTGCGCTACTCGCGGAAGTACCCCTCGAATCCGGGCAGCTACAGCGCGAAGTACACGAAGAAAGGGCCGACCTACGAGAAGAAATACCCAGACCCGCAATGACCGGCGAGAACCTCTCATACCTAGCCAACCTAATTCAGCGGATCTTCTCTTACGCCACCTTCAAGTTCTTCGCGGGCGGCTTTCTCGTCGTGCTGCATTTCTTCTTCGATACCGCGAACACGTCGGCAATGGTCGCCGTCTTCTTCCTCATCCTGATCGATACCGCCACAGGTCTCATCGCGGCCTACCGCACGAGGACGCCGATCGTCTCCCACAAAATGCGTCGAGTCGCGATCAAGGTCGCGGTCTACTTCCTGCTCATCTCCGCGGGCTACCTCGTTGAGCGCACGCTTCCGATTGTCGTGATTGATGAAACGATCATCGGCGCTCTCGCAGTCACGGAGCTTTTCTCGATCCTTGAAAACGCCGCTCACGCCGGCTACACGGTCGCTGCGCGCCTCATCGAGAAGCTGAAACCAACTCTCGACCAATGAGCGCCACACGATCTATCCCCTTCGGCAACAGGCTCGGATTCGGGAACGGTGCGAGCCGCGGCGAGTACTTCTTCTCGCAGGGCATGCAGCGGAGCCTTTTTGGCGTCATGACGGGCTACAACATCTTCAAGCTCAAAGACTCCGACCAGCTCTCCGGCATGGGGAACATCAAGGGATTTGCCGACGCGAATGGCGTGCAGTTCGCCGTCGACGACACCGGCCGCATCTTCAAGGAGGCAACGCCAGGTGTGGGCGACTTCGCGCAGGACCGAAACCCCGGCGCGGGCTACGCGGGTCAAGGTCTGATTGGTGACCAGAAGGGGCGGCTGCTTTACTTCGCCGCCACCGCCATCGGTATGCGCGACACCGCCGGCGTCTACACCGACTCGTGGAAGACCGGCCTCACCGACTATGCACATCCCGCCGACACGTACGAGGGGATGACCGTGTTCGGCAACAAGAACACTGTCGGCATCCTCGACTCTGCCGACGCGATGAACCTGAACGCGTTCGACGTGCCGTCTAGCGTCAACATCGATTGCGTCTCGTCCGGGAAGAACGGCGTCCTCCTCGGCGCGAATCTCGGCACACGCGGCATTCTCATGCTGTGGAACACCCTGACCACCCGGTCTCTCGCGCCTTGGATCTGGACAAGTGGCAAGGTGCAGTCGATCGCTCGCACCGATGATGGCTGGATCGTAGTCACCCAGAAAGCGATCCTCTGGACCAACGGCTATTCGGCAAAGCCGCTCTTCGAGCTCCTCGACGACCCGCTCGGCTTCGGCAACTGGACCGTCGCTGCAAACGGTTCTCTGGTCATCAGCCGAAAGCTGTTCGTTCTGAACCAAGGCAACGGATACGCGCGCCTCCGGTCCGGCGTGTACATCTTCGATCTCGTGACCGGCACGTTCGACTTTGTTCCCGTCTCAACGCAGAACGTCGCCTCCGCGGTACCGCTCGCGATCTTCGCAGCCAAGGCCTCCGCTGGCATCCAAGAGATCTTCGTCGGCTACCGCGATAGCTTCCTCGGCAAGAACTACATCGGAAGCCTCATCCAAGCCGGAGGGCAGATCGCGCAGTACTACTCGGAGATCATCTCCGCCGGCTCGAAGACCAAACCGGCGGTAGGCGTCGTTCTTAACCTCGGCCTCGGCACCGTGCTTTCAAGCGTGCAGAACCTCTCGATGAACATCGCCGTGAAGCTCTACAACTTCGAGCGGCCGCTCTGGGGCGTTAACGTCACGACGGCCGAACTGACGACAACCACGCTCCAGGTGAACGGCACAACCGCGGGCCTCACCCGCGCATCGGTAGGCGACGAGATCACGGTCCTCGAAGGCCTGAACGCGGGCCTCAGCCGCCACGTCACTGCGATCACAAACGCGGGCCAGCTGAACGAAACGTGGACGCTCGACGCAGCGCTTCCGAATGCCACGGAGACGAACGTGCACATCAGCGTGCAGCCTTTCGTTCTCCTGGAGCGGAAGACCATCACCTCGCCGGCCGACCTGCCCGAGATGTACTTCAATGCGAGGGGCAGGTCCAAGGGCAAACGCTTCCTCGCCAAGGTCGTCATCGACTCCGCGAACGCGCAGGTCGAACTCCATCCGTCCGAATTCCTCTGCGAGGACATCGGACACACGCAATGAGCACGACGCCCGAGAAACAGGATCAGCAACCGAACACCGAGCCGCCGCTGCCCTCCGATAACGAGGGCGCGCCGAAGTTCATCCCGGGCAGCTTCTCGCTCGATGACTTCCTGCCGATCCTCATGAACCTGCTCGTCCCGCGGCGCATCCTGACCACAATCCCCACGTTCGTGCCGAAGACTTTCGTGGATTCGATCCAGCTCTACACCGACGGCACGGACACTTATCTCTACGTGTACGTGAATAACGCCTGGCACGCGTTCATGGCGAACGGTGTCCAACGTCTGGTCGCCGGGCCAGGCATTTCGACTTCTCCGGGAAGTGGCCGAGGCGTCGTGACCGTAAGCGGCGACCTTCCCGTAAGCGTGGTCCTCGCCACACGCGGCGGATCCGATGCGACCGGCTCACAGGCTATAGCGCACGGCCTAGGCAAGGTCCCGAAGATCGTTCGCGTGACCGCGTTGTGGGGCGCGAACACGCCGCAACTCCTCCAGTCCATCGGCACCTACAGCTCCGGCGGCATGAAGAACGTGAACGCGTACACGATCTTCGGCAGCGGCGGCGGATCGGGCGACGACACTACGAACATTGTTGTGCTCTCCGACCGCGCCGGATTCTCGCAGATCGCCGCCGTCTCCTCTCTCGACGCCACGAATCTGAATCTGAGCTGGACCCAGAGCGGCAGCCCCGGTCTCGGCGGCACCATCCGCATGATTGTCGAGTCGTACGGTTAATCCACTTATCCGCCGTTGACCCTCTCTCTCCATCATCTACAGTTAAACCAACCCCTCCCATGACGAATCTCGAGGCCCAGACCTACCTCATCGAAAACAAGTTGAACGGCACCTATGCCGATCTTCTCGCGGGTAAGAACGCGCTGTTCTCGCTCGCCGAGATTAAGACTGCGATCGTCCTCGCCGCGAAGAAAGCGTGGGCCTTCAAACGATGGATTTTCTCGCTAGACGCCCTGAAGCTCACCTACTCACCACCCGCCTCCGGCGAGTACTACATGGACTATCCGAACACGTTCGAGGACGGCAGCATCTACCTCCTCACCGTGAACGACAAGGAATGGGGAAAACGGAACTTCGCGGACTACAAGAAATGGTTCGCCGACGAGCCGACCGCGACTGACGAGATCTGGACCACGTTTAAGCGCTTCTGGTTCGCGAACAAGAATGCGCTCACCACCGGCGACGAGATCGCGCTCTACGGCAAGCTGAAATGCCCTCCGCTGTCCGTGGACGGCGACCTTCTCCCGTTCTCGCCCGACACTGACGACAACGAGGACAGCGGCAACCAGGCGATCGTGCGGCTCGCGTTCGCCGACCTTCTCGGCTCCGAGAAAAAGAAGGACTATGCGCAAGCCGCCGCCGAGGAGAAGGCCGCATACGCAACGCTTGAGCTGCTCTGGTCGCCGATGGCCGAGCGCGACGCGCGAGAGCAGAGCCAGAACCGTCCCTTCTTCGAAGTTCCCGACCTCTTCCCTGGACGCCGTGGTCGCGGCGACACGAACATTGGCAACTTCCCGTAGTCCATGCCCAAATATCAATACGTCAACAAGGCTGGAGCGCTCGCCACGATCGACGCCGCAACTTACGACGCGGCCCTATCCTCAGCTCCCGACATCGCGCCGAACAGCGGCGTACGTCAGCTCGCCGACGCTCCGGCGGCCGCACCCGCTGCCGCACCCGCGCAACCATCGGCTGGAACAGGAGGCGCCGTCGCAGGTACGGACTACGCCGGGATCGCGAAGAACGCGGGAGCTGCCGGCATCGGACTCGGAGATCTTCAGGGGCTCTTCGGTCCGACACCCGAGGAGCAGAAGGCCGCGCGCGACGAGATCGCACGCCAATACGGCTACGACACCGAGGACGCGTTCATTGCTGACGCGTTCAAGAAGCCCTCGCAGACCACCGAGGAGTTTTATCGCAGCGCATACGAAGCCGCGGGCCTGCCGACGATCCTCGCCACGATCAGCTCCAAGAAGGACGCTCTGAACCGGGCGATGGGCGTCGTGAACGACAATCCGTGGTACGACGAGGCGTTTCGGCGCGGCGAAGCTGCTCGGCTTCAGGATCTCGCGGGCGGCGACATCGAGAACCTACTCGGAGAATACAACCTGAAAGTCGGCCACGTGCGCGACCTCGTAAGCCGATATTCGGCCGACATCGGCGAGGACGAGAAGATCCGTACCGCGCGACTGAACTACCTCGAATCAGCCGCAAAGAACCGACTCTCCGGCACCGCCGCTTCCCGCGCCCTGCAGTACGTCCCCGAGTATGTCGAGGGCAAGAAGTCGGCCGCCGAACCGAAGAAGCCGCAGACCGTGAGCGTCCCCGGCACCTCCGACTTCTACGAATACGACCCTGCGACCGGCTGGAAGCTCGTGCGCGCCGGCCGAGCGCCTACTCGAGCACCGGCGAAAGCTCCATCGCAAAAAACGCCCCTCGCCTCAAACGAGGAGAAGACCATCGCCGCTTTCAACAAGGCGCTCGCGAATCGCACCGAGATGAACCGCGCCGGCTCCCGAGAACAATTCATCCGCCAGCTTCAAGCCCAGTTTCCACAGATCGACCCTGGGAGCATCGCGGAGTACGTGTACGGAACCTATCCCGATGGCTATGACGCCCAATGATCACGCTCCCGAAATTCGGCACTCAAAAAACGACTCAGCCGGTCCGAGCCACAGGGACGATCAAGCTTCCCGCTTTTCGAGCCGCCCAACCGACGACCACTCCCGCCACGTCGTCCGCTCCGCTTCAAACCACGCCATCGGTCCGCTACGGATCCTCGGTCATTAAGGACCCCTCCGGAAAGCCGCTTCTCACCGCCAACAACCCTCGCGCCGCGCAGAGCCAGCTCCTGCGCGATCGCGTGCACCCCGGCTTCGACTTCACGAAGCCGCAGAAGCTCACGCGCACCGTGCTCACGAACGGCCGCATCCCGGTCGAAGTCTCGCAGGCCATCCGCAAGGAACTCGGCGCCGCATACGACGACCAGCTAGACCATCAGATCGCGCTCCAGCTCTCCGGCTCGAATCAGCGTCCGAACCTCGCGCTTGTTCCCGGCCGCACCACACGCGGAAAGGTGTATGAGCTCGATCAGCTCGGAAACGCGCTGGCCCGCCGCGTCATCAAAGGCGAGATTAGCCTCCTCGACGCCCAGCGCGAGCTCGCGAAAGCGAAGGGCCGGACGCTGACAGAGGATCTTCCGGGTTCGGCGCCGCTCACACCTTCAAAGCCGCTACCGGATGTCCCCGCGCGCCGCACGCCGGCAGCGCCGCCGTTCGAGCTGCCGAAGCTCGGAAAGAACGGCTTCTCCGATCCTAAGACGGCAGCGCCCGAAGCCGGTGCAACCTTCAGAAAGGCGGGCAAAGCTGCGCGAGACTTCGGCGCGGGCGTTCTTGCCGATCCAGCTACCGCCAAAGAAGACCCTCGCTTTGGCACCGCGAAAGAACTCACACCCTACGCGCTTGGTCTTTCCGCGGGCATGCTCGGGCCGTTCGACGAAGCCGCGAAGCTCCCAGGCGCCACGAAGCGCCTCGCATCGAAAGCCGCCCCTGTCGCGCAGGAGGCGTTCGACGCCGCGAAGTACGTCGCCGAAAACGTAGCGAAACGAGCCCGCGCTCGCGGCATCGGTCCGAAGCTGCTCGACAAGGCGGGCAGCTTCCTCAAGAACGCGAAGAGCAAGCTGGTGGACTTCGCCGCTCCGATCGAAGATGTCCTTGCCGACACGCTGAAGAAAACAAAGATCAGCCTCAAACCTTCGGAACACATCTCCGGTCAGATCGATCGCGTTCTCCGCGCGCCCACGATCGCCGGCCAGTTCGTACGCGACGGCGGCCTTGAAACAGTCATCAAGGACGCTCCGGACTTGGACGCGCTCGACCAGTACCTCATCGCAAGACACGCGAGAACCGTCGAAGCCAACGGCGTTAGGACCGGACGCGATCTCGCAAAGGACGCGAAGCTTATCGAGACGCTGGCGCCGGCTTATGAGCCTCACGCGCAAACGGTCACCGAGTACTCTCAGCGACTCCTCGACTACGCGGTGGATTCCGGCCTCATCTCGAAAGACCTCGCGGCGAAGCTGAAGGAAACGTATCCCGACTATGTCCCGCTGAATCGCATCTTCGACGAGGCTGAACTTCCGACACATCCCTTCATGGGAGGCAAGGCCGTCGCGTCGCTCTCGAAGCAGTCGGTCGTCCAACGGCTCTCCGGCTCCGAGCGCGAGATCGCGAGCCCCATCGAGTCCCTCATCGCGAAGACCAATGACGCGTTCCGCCAAGGTGAGAAGAACAAGGCGGCGCGGCTGCTCGCCGGTTACCGCGACCTGCCGGGAAACCCCTTCCAACTGCGCGAGCTTCCTCCCGGCGAATCGGCTCCTCACACGATTTCCTTCCTCGACGACGGTCGGAAGCGCACCTTCGCCACCACGAAGGAGATCGCCGATGCGGCGAGAGCGCTGAACGTCCAACAGCTCAACATCCTCGGCAAAATCCTCGCGCTGCCGGTCCGCATCGCGAAGCTCGGCATCACCGGCATCAACATCCCGTTCGTCGCTTCCAACGTCGCTAAGGACCAAGTCACCGCCTTCATCAATTCGAACAAGGCGTTGCGGACTTCGATAGCCAATCCGGTGAACTTCGTCCGCGCGCTCTTTGCGGCCGTCCGGCACGATGACCTCTACGAGGAACTCGTGCGGCAAGGCGCCGGCGGAACCTCATTCGACATCGCACGAGACCAGATCCCCGCGACCGTTCAGCGCATCCGCGCCGGCCGCAGCATCCCCTCCCGCGTGCTTTACACCGTTAAACATCCCGGCGACCTCCTACGCGCCGTCGAGAACATCATCGGCCGTTCCGAAGAGGTGACGCGTCTGCAGCAGTACCGAGGCACGAAGGAGGCGCTCGTTAAAGAGGGCATGGACCCCCGCGAGGCCGCGATCGCCGGGGCGAAGGCTGCGCGCGAAAACACCGTGAACTTCGCGCGGCGCGGCGAATGGGGCACGGTGCTGAACTCGGCGTTCCTGTACCTCAACGCCGGCATCCAGGGCACCCGCACCCTCGTGCGAAGCGCGACGACCCGGCCGCTCCAGACCGGCGCGAAGATCGCGACGGCGGTGTTCATGCCCGTCTCGATCGCGACCGCTTGGAACCTCAGCGACCCGAAGCGACGCGAGGCGTACGAGGACATCGCGGAATTCGAGAAGGAAAACAACATCATCATCGTTCCGCCGAACCCGACGAAGGACGAGCGTGGCCGGTGGAACGTGATCAAGATCCCGCTCGCGCAGGGTGTGAACAGCCTCGCTTCGGTACCGCGTCGCGCGATCGAACAAGCTCAGGGCCTGGACGAGATCCGCTTCCGCGAGATCGCGCAATCGCTCGTCGCCACCGTCTCTCCGATCGCGCCGACCAAGGGCGCCGCTCTTTCCTCACTCACGCCCCAAGCGATCAAGCCGACGCTCGAGCAAGCCTCGAATACGAACTTTTTCACCGGCCGCAACATCGTCCCGCCTTACATGCTGAACAAGCCGCCGGAAGACCAGACCTACACCAACACATCCGGCGCCGCGCGCCGCATAGCGAAGGTCTTCAACATGTCGCCACTTAAGGTCGAGTCATTCATCCGCGAGACGTTCGGCGGCGTCGGCACGCAGGCACTGAACGCTATCGACCAAGCGCTCGCGGCCGGAAAGCTGATACCGCGCGAACAGATCGGCGGCGAGAGCACCTTCGAAGCCGTCGTGCGCCGCTTCCGGAAGGCGACGGGCGGCGAGAAAGAGCGCCGTCAAAACCGCAAATGAAACCCGTCGCCATCTGCATAGCTCTAGCCGCGATCCTACTCTGGTTCACACTCGCCGCGTCTTCGGAATACCCACCGATCGCTATGGCGACTGCTCGACTTACGAGCAATGCTGATCCGCTATCCCCAAGCCGCGGCCTTGTTGTCCACCGCCGCCGCGTTACGCTGAAAACATCCCTCCTTTCATGCCCGACTTCCCCCTCAACCTCGGCGCTCTCGAATCAAAGGACCCTCGCAACATCCCGCCCGGCGCCGTTCAAGCGCCCGTTCCGTTCCCGGAAGAGTTCCATGCGCGCTTCGATGAGGTGCCGACGTACTACCAGAACGGCCAGCCCGCGTGCGGCGGCCACGCTGGTGCGTATCTAAAGTCCTACCTTGATTACCTTAGCCTCCAGCTCGCAGTACCTCGCTCGCCGCGTCAGCTCTACGCCATCTGCAAGCTGGTGGACGGCCTTCCCGAGCACGAGGGCACTACCCTCAACGCGATCTTCAAGGCGCTCCGCGATTACGGCGTGCCGCAGCTCTCGCTCTATCCGAACGACGTGCATCTGCCGAAGAAGCAGTATCGCGACGCCTCTCTGATCCCGCCTGCGGCAATCGAAGACGCGAAAAAGAACCGCATCGCGCCCGGCTACGCGATCCAGAACTCGCCGTCCTTCGACGACGTTCGCCGCTCCGTGTACCTGAAGCAGGCCGCGATCATCCTCATCTACTGCGACGACGGCTTCTTCGGAACGAACGACCCGACGTTCAATGAGAAAAAGTACGGCCACTTCGTTGTCGCCATCCCTGACTACGACCACTCCACGATCACCGCCATCGACTCCACCGAGCCCACCACCGCGTTCTCGGCCAAGCGCATCCCGAAATCCGCGTTCGAGAACGGGTTCATACGACAGATGGGAGTCGCCGCGAACCTTCCGAACTGGCAGCTCCGCGGCCTCACGTCACCGATCGCTACCAAGCGGTTCATCTACCAGCAGCTCATCGCTGCTTACACGCAGCTTCTGAAAGGTCGATGACATCGGTCCTATTAGATTTCATGGAATTCAAACCTTGGTACAAAAGCAGGACTCTCTGGCTCGCGCTCGGGCAGGTCTTTGGCGGTCTCGCGCTCCTCGCGTACTCGTACAAGCTCAATGACCCCGTCGTCCAGAAGGTTGCCATCGTCATGTTCCTCACCGGTCTCGCGCACTTCGGCATTCGCGTGGACACCACGAAGACGATCGCCTAGCTCTCCGACCCCTGGCAATCCACCTCACGGGTTGCCAGACGCCGCAGAACTACCCTCCTAGGCCCCGTGTATAACGCGCACTTGCGCTTTCCGGCCAACGTGGTTCGCTGAAGGGAGCCCCCCCAAAACTCAATCCGTAAGGAGGACTCCCTATGCAGGCGAGCGTGGCCGTGCCCTGCCCCGACTGCCACCAGAACATCACCACCTTCGCAATCTCCGTCTCTCCCACTGATGTCATCACGCTCCGCGCGACGTGCGAGCCCTGCAAGGTCATCACTGAACTGCAGCTCACGCTCGACGACCTGAAGGAGCTCGGCGCCGGCCGCGCGGTTTCGCTGCAGCCGCTCAACACTCACCACGAGTTCGTCATGTGAGGTGCCCATGCTCTTCAAAGCAGGTGGCATCTCCTACACCATCCGCGTGAACGGCTTCTGCCAGCTTCACGGTCTCTATTGGCTCATCGACTTCATCGCCGCCCAACAAAAGCGAATCCGAAAGGACCAGCGCTTCAAGGGGGGCCAGCGCTGGGTCCATCGGGTGAGCATGAGAAGGGCGACGGTCTACTGCTACGCGCTCGAGGACGACGAGGACCCGCTTGTGTTCCCGCAGCGGCTCTATTCCGAAGTCGTCGTTCCCGAGATCACGTTCTACCTCACCGACGACGTGGTCATGACCAAGGAGGACCGCGATGCTCCGCTTTGAACGCTACGCCCACTCCCGCTTCTGGGGCGTCTACAACGACCAGGAGCTCATCGCCGTCGTCGTCTACAAAAAGGGCGCGAAGGCTCTCATCAACTTCTGCACCACCGGCTCCACGAAGGAGGGACCGTTCCCATGCGCAGTCTCAACAAAGCGATCGTCTCCGGACACCTCGGAAAAGATCCCGAAACAACTCCGGCTGGTTCCACCACCGTCACCAAGTTCAGCCTCGCCGTCAACGACCGCTGGAAGGACGACGCGGGCGAGAAGCAGGAGCGCGTGAACTGGATCCAGGTCGCGGTCTTCAACGGCAACGGCGAGAACGTCGCTCAGTTCCTGAAGAAGGGCGCGCACGTCATCGTCGAAGGCGCGCTCCGCACCTCGGAGTGGGACGACAAGGAATCCGGCCAGAAGCGCTGGAAAACCGAGATCGTCGCGTCGAACGTGATCTTTCTCGACAAGAAGGGTGACGCCCCGACGACCAAGCGCACTCGCCGCAAGCCCGGCCCGCAGCCGGTGGAGTAGGCGATGTACCGCGCCGTGCACGTGTGCACGTGCTCGCACCACAAGCGTTTCCACTTCTGCACCAAGTCCAACCCCGCCGGTCCCTGCCAGCTCTGTGGCTGTCGCACGTTCACCCCCGAAGCTGTATGCAAATGCGGCCACGGCAAGAAGGCGCACAAGGACGGCACCGGCAGATGTCATGAAGGCGACGGCTGTCCACAGTTCCGGCCGATCGCGTAAGAAAGGAGGAAGCGACCTCGCGCGAAGTCCCCACAACAGGCCGACAAGGCTTGACAGTTCTTTCCCCGCGTTTCGTTACGCGGGGTTTGTCTTATGCGCTTTCACGAGGTTCTTCGGCCGCGCACTGTACACCCCCGCATTTGCGATATTTGCCCTTCAGACGCGTCCTCGGCTCACCTTCCGATATGGCTGAGGTTCACCGTCTCCGGCCCCTCACCGCCCCGTTTTTGACACTTCTTCCCGACTGTTGCGGAAAAGAACAGTCTTCACCTTTCGCGTCAAGCTCCGCAACGATCCGCTCGACCTTCTGCCGCGCGATCTCCTCTGTTAGGCCGCGCTCGTCCACTTCCGGATGCCCTTCGAGGTACCCGTGCCAAATTCCGCCCGTCTTCTGCGTCGTGATCTTCATCCGCAGAGTCTGAGGAAATCGCTGCGGATTTCTCAACGGGTGCGGAGAGAACAGCCCCGTTTTGGCCCATTTCAGCGGAATGCACACGCTCGTGTTTTACGCGACGTGGGAACAAAAGAAAGTCCCGAAAATTGCACAACATTCGTTGCACTCCGGTTTGACACGCATGCGTTCCGAGTTACGGTTTTTCCCCGTGAAAGAGTTTGAACTTGCCGGGGAGATTGAGCATGGCGTGGCTCTCTTCGTTGCCGGCCAAACGGCCTCCCTTCCTCCCGAACTTGTCGAAGACTACGAGCTTGTCTACCGCGTCCGCTCCGTGCCCGGCTACCGGAAAGGGGACCTCCTCATCGTAGAGCCTCGAAATCACGCGTCGACGGGGGAGCTCGTTATCGCGATGAGAGGTCCCCGAGTTTTCATCGGCCGCTGGTGGGCGAAGCATGGTCTCCGTCAGCTCCACGTCGAAGGTGGGGACATCCTCGAAGGATGCGAGGTGGCGGGAGCCGTGAACCAGGTAGCGAGGTTCTGATGACGAAGCTTGAAAAGTTCATCAAGGCCCGCCGCCTTAGACCCGTAGACCTCGCGAGGGAATCGGGTTACTCCCGCCAGCACCTTCTCCGCGTCCGTACGGGCGAAGACGATCCCACGCGGAAATGCATGAGCGCCATCACGCTTGCCTGTCGCCGCCTCGCGCATGAGCGCGTAACCGCGCGGATGCTCTTCGACCTGCCATGAAAACGACCATCACCGTCCAGCGGGTTACCGCGAAAGAGATCGAGGTCTATTTCAGCCTGGACTCACCCGGTTACTTTCTCGCGCGTGACGCCGAACGTGCCGGTGAGATCGCGAGCGCGGCCGATGCCGTCGAAGTCATCACCCTCATTAACAAGTTTTACCAAGTCATTATGCGCGACCGCATCGTGAAGGAGCTCTCCGAACGACACGGCAAACCCGCCGCTCGGAAGTACCTCGAAAGTTGGAACACGGACGACGGCTCGGACTTCGCCCTGGACACGCTCGGCAAAGACCTCATGAAGATCATCCTCCGGGAAACGATGGACGAGGTAAAGCGGGAGTCCGGCGTCGGCTCGGGGAAGAACGATCCAACGAAGGCGGCGAAAAGGGCGGCTAAGAAGCGCCGCCCTCAATCACTTTGAACTTCGGTTTTTCCTCCGGCCACGTCGCGCGCACGCGCTCCTCCAGCCGTTCCTGCCGCTCCTTCACGAAAGGCGCGTAGGACTTCCACGTCACCTTCGGGTCAGAGTGCCCGAGGAGGATCGCGACGTCCTCGATCGGAGTCCCTTTGAGAAGCAGGGACACCGCGAACGTGTCGCGGAACATGTGGATGTGGCCTTTGACGCCCGCGAGCTTCATGAGCTTCCGCACGCCGCGGTCCCAGCTCGAAGTGGCCGCCTTCAGACCGCCGTTGCCGGTCCAGAAGTAATACTCGCCTCGCCGCACCGCCTCCATCGCGTCGACGACGAAGGGCGGGACCGGGACCCATACGGGGGTTCCCGTCTTCTGCGTGTATAGAAAGATCTTGCCGTCCGAGACGCGCGCCGAGGAAAGCGATACAGCATCCGTGCGCCGAAGACCCGAGTACCGCAGGCAGAGGATGAAGGCCTTCAGCCTTTTGCCGGTATCGAAGCCATACACGCCCTTGTTCGGGAACTCGTCGCAGGCCGCGAGCATCCGCTCCATCTCGTCGTCGGTAAACGGCATGGTCGGCTTCTGTTTCACGACAGGCGATTTGATACGGGCGAAGACGTTCCGCTCCACCCAGCCGGACTCCTCGCAGAAGCGGAAGAACCCGCGCAGCCGTTCGAGTTTCTTCACGGCGGTCACCTGGGCGTAGGTCCAGCCCGCGCGGTACGTCCGCGCTTCCTCGATCGTGATCTGCGCGAGCCGCCGCAGGCCCTTTCCCTCGCACCAAGCGAAGAAGTGAGCGAGCACGCGGCGGATGAGGACCATCGTCGAATCGCGCACGCCTCGCGCGATGCAGTCCGCTTCGAACTGCTGTATCGCTTCCTCGATCGACGGAGCAATGGCGCCCGTCATCTTTCCGCGCACTTCCCACTCGCGGACGACGGTTTGCGCCGCGTCCCATGAAGTAAGGTCGAGAGCCTTGCGGATCTCGACGCCGCCGAGCGTCCCTTCGACGGAGATTGGGCATTTGCACCGGCGGTAGTTGCGGGAGGTGTGCGGGCAGGCCTTGAGATGCCTTCTAAACAGCGTGAGCAT